CAGCGGGTAGGACTCGGCGCGATCGAGCATGAGCCGGTCGTTGACGTTGCGCAGCCTGGCGTCTGCCCAGGCTTCCGCCAGCCGGTCGTTGGTGAAGGTCTTGAGCTTCTTGTCGTCGTGCTGCGCGTCGTACCACTCCTCGACGAGGTCGAGCCAGCGCAGGCCCATGCCGAGGCCGTAGTACAGAGCGTTCGCGCGATAGCCGCGGATCCGCGCGCCGGGGTTCTCCGGCACCCACTGACCGCGCGCGAGCAGCTCGGGCTTGTCGCGTTCTTCGATGCGCTCCAGGCAAGCGCGGCATTCGTACCAGGCGTCGCTGCGGTCCGGCGACCAGTGCAGGCCTTTCCATTCCAGCGGCTGGCGCTCGCCGCAGTGCGGGCACGCGACGTAGTAGCGGCGCTGGTCGGACTTGGCCCAAAGGTATTCGAGGCGGCTGGTGCCGGCGAGCTCGGGCGTGCCGAGGTAGGCGCGCTTGTACGAACCCGGGAACGCGGTGGTGCGGCCGTCGAGCATCTTGAGCGGGTCGTCGCCGCCGCGGTACTCGGTGGCGAAGCTGTCGAGCTCGTCGACGATCAGCCGCTTGATCGACGACGACTTCAGGCGCGTGGGGCTGCCGGCGTGCTCGACCTGCAACTGGCCGCCGGTGAAGTCCTTGAAGTTGGCGCGGTTGGCCGCGTTGCGGCTGGCGATGCTGGTGAGTGCTTCCGCGACGGCCGGCGTGTCCTCGATCAGCGGCACCAGCTTCTGGTTGCGGAACTTCTCCTGCGACACCTCGCCCGGCACCGCGACCATGATGGGGCAAGGGTCGTGGTCGATGGTGTAGCCGACGGCGTTGGTGATGATCTCCGACTTGCCGAACTGGATCGGGAAGATGCACACCATGTCGCGCACCGGGCTGCGCGCCGACAGGCAGTCCATCGGCTCGCGCAGCAGCGGGGTGCGGTCGGTGCGCCAGGCGCCGACCTTGCTGCTGGTCTTGCTGCCGAGGATGCGGCGGGCGTCCGCCCACTGCGACACGGTCAGCGACTGCCGCGGCGCGATGGCGCGGGCAGCGGAAGACGCGAGCAGGGGCAGGGCGGCGACGGTCATGGATGGCGCCTTAGGCGCTGTGCTCCGCGCGCGCGGCCAGTCGGAACGGACCGTGCAACGCGCCAGGGTTCATGCCGAGGTGCGCCTCGAGGTCTTCCACGAGGTAGCCCAGCGGGCAGTCGCGCATGTAGGTGCCGACCAGATACTCCGGCGGGCCCCAGGTGGCCATGGCGCGTGTGTGGGGGCTGACGTAGAGGTGGCGTTTGGTGCCTTCGTGGATGCGATCCAGCGAGCGCCAGAAGAAGCGCACGTTGATCGCCAGCAGGTCGAGGCCGGTTGGGGTGGTCATCGGGCGGGCTCCCGGGCGAGTTCGTTGAGGCGGCGGGCGCATTCGGCCAGCGCGTGTTCGACGGCTTCCACCATCAGGCCGCGCGCGCGGGCTTCGTCGGTGAGGCCGATCATCTGGGGGGCGAGGGTTTCGGCCAGTTGTTCCATCTCGATGCGCACGACGGTGAAGGCCTGCGCGTTGGCTGCCTTGGCGTCCTCGGCCAGCAGCAGCTTGCCGTCGGCGATCTCGTTGGCGCGCTCGGCGGCCAGCGCCTTGGCCCGCTGCTCGCGCTCGCGCCAGTGCTGGAACTTGGAGCTGACCGGGGCGTCGGGGGTTTCGTCGGCCTCGCCGTCTTCCGGCGACGGCGCCACGGGCGCCTGGGCGGGCGATGGCGGCGGGCTGGGCGCAGCGGGCGGCTGACCCCCGCCCTGCCCCGCGCGCGCGGCCCGTTCGGCCGCGTGGCGCGCCGCGACGCCGTCCTTGGCCGGGTCCCGCGTGGCGTCGATCAGCGCGAGCGACTCGGCCACCAGCACCAGCCGGCCGTTCGGCGTCAACACCAGGCGCCCCGCCTGGCGAAGCTGCGTCACCCAGGAGCGAGAGCGGCCGAGGATGCGGGCGAAGTCGGCGAAGGAAGCGGTGGCGGGGTGGTCGGTCATGAGCCACTACCTCCCTTTCTTCCAAAGACGAGAGAGGAGTAAGAGGCGCGCGCGCGCGCGTGCACCCTGTGCAGGATGCCTGCGGGAGGGTGCACGTCGTGGAACCCGCGCCACGCTTGGCCTGTGCAAGACGTGCAACCTGTGCACCCGCCTATACGTGCGCGCGCTACGTGTGCGCGCCCGCGATGGGGCAGTGGTGGCATTGGTGCCAATCGTGTTCCGCGTGCGCGCACAGGTAGGCGAACAGGGTGCACAAGGTGCACAGGCCGCGCCCCGCCTCGCTTTGCGCGGGGTGCACGTCTGCCTGCACACGGTGCACGGGTGCACGTCAGGGCGCATGGCCAGTCTCCCGGTAGGCGTCCGCCGCTTCGCGGAAGGCGGCCACGCAGTTGCCCAGCCAGGCATGCTCTCGCTCGCCCTCGGGGCAGGTCTGGGTGCCCATCAGCATCATCGACTTGGGCCCGATCGGATCGCTGCCGGCGAAGCTCAGCCGCTTGCGTGCTGCCACTGCACCGTGGATCCGCGTGAACGCGCTGAAGAGCCGGTGGTGGGGCGCCGCCCGGTGGCCGTTGCGCGCCGCCCATGTTCGATAAAGCTCGTACAGCTCCTCGCTCAGACAGGGCCCGATCTGCACCTGGCCGACTTTGCCGTCCGCGATTTCGGTGTAGAACCGACTGGTGGAGTCCAGCGACTGATCGATCAGCTCGCGCTTCGCGTCGGTCATCGGCGGGCGCGTGCCGGGCTGGAAGTCGCCGAGGTTGAGCGTGAGCAGGTGGTCGTGCAGCGCCTCGATCCCGCCGGCGGCGATCTCCGCGCGGACCTCGGCGTAGAAATCCTGCGGCAGCGCGTCGGGCGTCCAGATCACCGCGTAGCGCCGGTCGTCGCGCTCGAGGACCACAGGCAGGGTTTCGTTCGACAGGAAGATCAGGTTGACGTGGTTGCGCTCGTCGTAGGCGGCCAGGTTCTTCGGGTTGATGCGGATCCAGTCGCCGGTGATCAGGTGCTTGAGCTTGTTCTTGACGTGGTACAGCTCGCTGCGCGCGATGACCTCGTCGGCCAGCAGCAGCAGCTTGCGGCTGAACGAATCGTTGAACTTGTCCTCGATCGCGGCCTGGTCGATGACGCGCCCATAGGGCCCGAAGATCGACATGTAGGCTTCGAAGAACAGATTCTTGCCGGTGCCCTGCGGGCCGTGAACCACCAGCGCGGTTCTCATCTTCGCGCCGGCGTGCTGGATCGGGTACGCCAGCCAGCACAGCACCCACCGGTACAGCTCATCGCGCACCGCGGTTTCGCGCGCGGTCATGTACCAGAGCAGGGTCAGCAGCTTGTCGCAGTTGCCAGCCTTCGGGCGCGTTGGCCAGCCGCCCCACAGGTTGCAGATGATCTGCGGGTCATCGCCGCCGGGGTCGAAGCCAACCTGTTCGACGCGGACGATGCGCCGGTCCGGATGCTCCTGCCAGGCGCGCGACAGCTCGCGCCGCATGCAGGCGTCGCGCATGTCGCTGAGGCTCAGCAGCCGATGCTCCTGATGATCGAACACGGTGCCGCCCTGCCCGTAGACCAGCGCGAAGCGCTCCATCAGCTCGTCCAGGAACTGGATCGGCTTGAGCGCGTCGCGCCCCTCCCCCGCTGTGGAGGTGGTGTTCGCGCGCGTAGAGCCGGGACGCCACCGCAGATCCGTGAGGCGGGTTTCGATCTGGGCGCGCACCGCGGCGAGGCCGCCCATCGCGTGGAGGTCGTTGAAGTCGGTGAGCTTCGCACCCTTGTCGACCCAGGCCGCGGCCCGCTGGGTGCGCTGGTCGTCCGTCCACTCGGGCGTGACCCACTCGCCTTTCGTGGCCAGCGAAGCGGCGCTTGCCTCGGCGTGGCCGGTGTTGCGCCGCTGGTGCGGCGTGTCGCAGCTCGGGCAGTCCGGGCCGCAAATCTTGTCGAGGTCGAGCTTCGCGCCGCACGCGATGCACGCGGCAAAGCTGTCGTCGTCCGCGCAGTAGAGCTGCTTCGCCCGCGGGTAGCGCTTGGCCAGCGCTTCGCCGACCGCCCTGAGGTTGCCAGCGGTGTAAGCCACAGCGACCGGGAGCTGCGTAGCCTCGTGGAGTGATGCCGCGGTGGCGTACCCCTCGGCGATCAGCACCACCCATTCGGGCCGCCCGATCAGATGGTAGTGCCCAGCCATCGAAAGCCCGGCGGGCCAGAACTCCTTGTCGAGCTTTCGCTGTCGCGGGGTCGGCGCGCGGATGATCTGCAGGCCGTGGATCCGGCCGCTGCCATCGCACATCGGGATCGCGAGACCCCCGCTCGGGCCGACCTTCAGCCCGTGCGCGCGTACGCCCTTGCGCACGAGGTAGGGATGGTCGTCGCAGCCGTCGGCGCTGAGTCGCGCCCAGGTCTTGCTCGCGACTTCGGCAGCGCGCGCGGCTGATACCTTGCGCTCGGCCTCGGCAGCGCGGCGGTCTTCCGCCTGGCGCTTGCGCAGCGCGGCGCGTTCCTCGTCGGTGATCTTGTGCTTGCCCAGCGCGATCTTCAGCGCGCCGTTGTCCGCGCCGCGCCACACGCCGTAGGAGCCGACCAGCAGGAAGTCGCCGCCGGATGATCGGTACTCGCTCAGCTTGTACCAGCCGCGCTTCTCGCGATCGCCCTCGACGCGGCAGCGCTGCACGCGCCCCGTCACGATGTGGTCGACCAGCAGCCCCGCACCGCGGAGCTGGTCAAGCACGTCGTCGTAGTTGGCCCAGGTCATAGGTCGCCGACTTCAGTAATCTGCCGGGCCACTACCTATCGGGAAACTGCGCCTCTTCGACCCGCATTAGGGGAAGCCCAGGAGGGACCCATCACCGGCTCCGCGCAGGGCGCGAGTTCAGTTGCGAGGGCGCGCGGGCTTGCGCCCATCGAGGGGGAAGGGGTCATTTGATCCACGAGGTCGGGGTTCCTGCGGTGGGAACGGGCGGCGGCGTAGCGCTGCGCTCGCTCGGTGGTGGTCATGGGGTGGGCGTCGGACTGCGCCAGCGCTTGCTGCGCGAGGTCACACAGGCGCAGCAGTCCGGCGCGGCTCACCGGCGCTTTGCCTTCGGTACGGTGACGCCAGCAGCCGCGGCGATGGCCGGCAGCTGCTGCAACAGGGTGAGCAGTTGCTGCTGCGCGGCCATCTGCTCCGCGCCGTGGTCGCCGAGGTACTTGGCGACCAGGTACAGCACGGGCGTGGGGTCGCTGTAGGCCGTGATGTAGTGCTCGAGTTCATCGAGGTCGAACTTGCGGTTTC